TGAATGTCTAGATTCCCGCCTGCGCGGGAATGACGAATCCATCCGTACGGAAACCTGCACCACGTTATTCCCACGAACCTACATTCCGTCATTCCCACGAAAGTGGGAATCTAGTTTTTTGAGTTTCAGTCATTTCCGATAAATTGCCTTAGCATTGAATGTCTAGATTCCCGCCTGCGCGGGAATGACGAATCCATCCGTACGGAAACCTGCACCACGTTATTCCCACGAACCTACATTCCGTCATTCCCACGAAAGTGGGAATCTAGTTTTTTGAGTTTCAGTCATTTCCGATAAATTGCCTTAGCATTGAATGTCTAGATTCCCGCCTGCGCGGGAATGACGGATTTTAGGTTGGGGTCATTTATTGGAAAAAGCAGAAACCGCTCCGCCGTCATTCCCACGAAAGTGGGAATCTAGAAATTTAATGTTGCGGCACTAACCAAAAAAACCGAAACCGAACGGTCTAGATTCCCGCCTTATATGATGCGCTCTATCAAAGGGGCGCATTAATTTTCTTAACATTCCCCTTTGACAGCCAAGTGAAAGGGGCTTTTTTATGTCAGCAGTAAATGTAATATTTTCCTGTTCTTATTGGAGAATATTTAAAAAATCAGATTCTTGTGTTTTGTGTTTTTATCAGTTCAGACATGGCGAACCGCATAAACTCATTAATCAAGAGAATTTTTCAAAGCTTTATCAGGCGTTCGATTATATAGATTCGGTTGGTTCGAATTTTCCAGTGATTATCACAACGGATGGTTGTGGTCTTTTTTGTTGATCTTTAAAAGTTTGTCAGGATTTGGCTTTCGGTCGTTGACCGTCGTACGCGCTTTAGCGCGGAAGACGGGAAACGGCTGAAAGCCCCCCCTTGACTAACAGGGGGGGAGCGAAATTAAAAACCAATTCCAAGAGTAGTGAACGAATGAGTGAAGTTGAATATTTCTCACACTTTATATCGGACGGAAAAGGGAAGCTTTTAGAAATTCCGCAGCGAAGAGGTAAGCAAGACGGGGTTTTTGTTGATTGGATTTCATTCACATTCCATGAAGATACTTTACTGAAAGTTTCCGGTTGCCCTTTATTTTCTGATGCTGAATACATGTATGTATTAAGCAGAAAGCTGGAAGAAATTCTAGGTTTTGGCATAACGCGCAAATGCAAATCAAGGGGCAACAAATTCTATGAATCCATGTATAGGTTAGGTTCGGATGATGTTGATTATGGAGAGGTGCATTTCGGAGGTCAGCGCAATACTGTTTTAGTTGAGTTGAAAGGTACTGGTTGCAGCGTTGCAAGTCCGGGTTGGGAGTTGAGGCTAAAGCAGTTTCTCGATGATTCGATAAGGACAAGAATAACGCGAATTGACCTAGCACTTGATTTTTTTGATGGAGAGTACACGCCGGATCAGGCGTTGTTAGATCACGATAATGGTTTTTTTGATAACAGCAATCAAAGGCCGAAATCTGAAACGATCGGTACGGCTTGGCGGAATGAGGACGGGAGCGGCAAGACATTTTATGTAGGTCGCAAGAAAAATTCTCGTTTTGTTCGTGTTTATGAGAAAGGCAGGCAGCTTGGAGATAAAGAAAGCAAATGGGTAAGGTTCGAGATCCAGTTTAATTATGGAGATATAGAAATACCCTTGGATATTTTAATAAATCAGGGTTCGTATTTCTGTGGAGCTTTTCCAATTTGTAGAAAATTTAAAAATATGCCGGTTCCCGAAAGGTTTGATCAGAGAAAGAAAACGCTTAATTTAACTTTCGAGCATAAATTGCATTACGCGAAAAACGCGGTTGGAAAACTGGTCAATTTCATGATTGAAATGGGTTTTGATAATAGCGAAATTGTGGAATCTTTAAAGGCAGATTCGGGATTTCCCAAAGGATTAGAACCTGAAAAATATGCTCTGGAAATGTTAAGGGACGGTTTGAAACACGGTTTTATTCATGAACAGCCGGATATTGATTTGGAAATTGAACTTGATGAATTGGGGGTTATTGCTTTTAAAAATTCTGACAAATTCGATAGGGAAAAAAGGCTTTTTAGTCCTGATTATGATGTCGAGAAAGAAAGGAAATATCAGGAATATTTAAGTAAAGTTTATCATCAAAATGTAGATTATGATTATTTTTAAAGGAAATCAAAATGTTTAATCAAACTCAAACTGTAACTTATCCTGCAACTTTTTTGGGAGCCAAAAAATTCAAAGGTGAAATTGATGGCTCTAACATTGACACTTGTTCCGTATTGGTTGCAACACCTTTACCGGCACAGTCGGGTAATGCTGTTGGATTTACGGCAGCACAAATGAAGTTCGGGGATAGTAAGAATTTCTCAAGGTTAGAGAATCTCAAATATCCGTGCGAAGTTATGGTAATGGTTGAAATGACTTCGACAGGTAAAGGCATGGTTCCGTCATTAATTGATTTTCAGGTGGCGGAAAAGCCGAAAGGTTGATTTATGAAATTTGAAGAACGTTTCATAGTTCAAGATTTAGAAACGCATGACTTTATTTATCCCGATCCGTTCGGTGATGTGGGGTTTACTCAAAATATTAAATCAGCAGGTCAATTTGAAAGTTACGAAGATGCGTTGAATTCAGGCATAAATGAAATGGGCGGAGGATTCCAGATATTTCAGTTCTTCGTAAAATCGGAATAAAAGAAAAACAGGCTCGGCGGGCGGTCTGTTAACCTTTCACAAAGCCCGCAACAAAGGAAAAATATCATGAAAATGAACCTTGCAACACTAATTATCGGCTGGGTGGTCTGTATGTTTCTTTTTCTTTTCGCAATCCTCTATTTTATCGGCTAAAAACGAGATTCGGAAAAGACTTCGTCCGGATGAAGCAAGTCAAGAAGTCGTCTTATTTTAAATATCAAAAAAAGGAAAAAAACGATGAACATCGTTAAAAAATATGCTGTAAAAGCATTGTTGGCAGCTGGTATCTTCACACCGGCTATTGTTATGGCAGATGGCTTTGATGCAGCCGCGATTGGTACGCAAGTGGCGAATGTAATCATGGGTTTCGTTGCGATGGTTTCCGCCGTGGGTATGGCGGCCATTACCGTCATTTTGGCAATCCAAGGCTTCAAAATGGCTTGGAGCATGATTAAATCTGTCAAATAACGGCAGTGAAGAAAGAGGGGCGCGTGAATGGGTTATCGTGTCGGCATGAACTGTTTTGATACAAGATTGCAGGCAGACGACTATTTATTGTCGTCTCTTCCTCCTACTGTTACAGAAGAAGGAAAAATCATCAGGCCGGAAAGGGTGGGCGATAAATGGATTTTGAACGGAAAGCCGGTTACGTTGTCTTATCCGGAATGTTCCAATTTTGAGCAGATAAAGCAAGGTTCTTATGTCGGTTCGACGGTTCTAATTCTGTTCGTAGTCATTTTCGGTTTCAGGCTTCTGATTAATTTCTTAAAAGACATGGGCAAGGTTGGTACTGATTGATGATTATTGATTTTTGGTTTCTTCTCGGTTTCTTCTTGGCTTTGTCTGTTGCTTGGCTGTTTTGGTAACGGTTGGTAGAATCGGCTTTTTAGAGTGTTTTAAAAGGTCCGAATTATGTTTATTTCTGAATATCATTTAGTTAAATTTCAAACTGATTCACATATTTATAGAGATTTACCACAAGCGTTAATTTATTATAGGGAATTGATTAGAAAAGGGGTTTTTAAAACTTCGTTTTCATTTGATATTTTTAGGAATTTCTTTCATCGTTATGATAGAGATTTTATAGAAATTCAATTCCCTGATTCTTCTACATTATTAATTAAATTAGATGAAGCAAAATGTTATGTTTCTTATCCTAGGGCGAAATTTTTTAAAGATTATCCTATGCTTTAGTTTTTTTGTACCTAAATTTGCATTGGCATCAGTAAATGTTCCGGGTAAATTTGATAGGGTTGAAGTTTATGATGATGGCAGATATTTAGGTATTCGAGGTTCAGATGACAAAAGAAGAAGAATTTGGAAAGGTGTATTTGATAGAGAATCGGGAAGATATTTAACTTCAGAAGCTCAAGATTTAAAAGTTAGGCATGTATCTACTGGAGCATCAAGTACGGGTAAAGTTAGTTCGGTTGTATCTTCATCAGTTTCCCGCGCCGCCGTCTTGTCAGGAGTCGGCAAACTTGCCCGCTTAGGCGCGAAATTAAGCACAAGGGCAGTTCCTTATGTCGGAACAGCCCTTTTAGCCCATGACGTATACGAAACTTTCAAAGAAGACATACAGGCACAAGGCTACCAATACGACCCCGAAACCGACAAATTTGTAAAAGGCTACGAATATAGTAATTGCCTTTGGTACGAAGACAAAAGACGTATTAATAGAACCTATGGCTGCTACGGCGTTGACAGTTCGATTATGCGCCTTATGTCCGATGACAGCAGATTCCCCGAAGTCAAAGAATTGATGGAAAGCCAAATGTATAGGCTGGCACGTCCGTTTTGGAATTGGCATAAAGAAGAACTGAATAAATTAAGTTCTTTGGATTGGAATAATTTTGTTTTAAATCGTTGCACATTTAATTGGAATGGCGGAGATTGTTTGGTCAATAAAGGTGATGATTTCAGAAATGGGGCTGATTTTTCCCTTATTCGCAATTCAAAATACAAAGAAGAAATGGATGCCAAAAAGCTGGAAGAGATTTTATCGTTGAAAGTCGATGCCAATCCCGACAAATACATAAAGGCAACCGGTTATCCCGGTTATTCCGAAAAAGTAGAAGTCGCACCCGGAACAAAAGTGAATATGGGTCCCGTCACGGACAGGAACGGGAATCCCGTTCAGGTTGTCGCAACATTCGGCAGGGATTCGCAAGGCAACACCACGGTGGATGTTCAAGTAATCCCGCGTCCCGACTTGACCCCCGGAAGCGCGGAAGCACCGAACGCACAGCCGCTGCCCGAAGTATCGCCCGCCGAAAACCCCGCAAACAACCCGAACCCCAATGAGAACCCCGGCACGAGCCCCAATCCCGAACCCGACCCCGATTTGAATCCCGATGCAAATCCCGATACGGACGGACAGCCCGGCACAAGACCCGATCC